GGGTTTAGACAATACATTTAGTCTATTAGTAGTAGGATAACTTGGTAGAAGCGAAGTATTGGAGTAGAAAGGAACTTGTAAGCAGACAGAAGTCGATTCGTTAGCATGTAGGAAAGCATGCGGAGCGCACATGAGCCTGTTAAAGTTTGGTGATATGGCTGCAGGAGCATAGTCCGAAAATGGCAAAGCACCGACTAGTACGATGCCACTATGGCTTGGAGTACCAGAAACTTGGAAAATCAAAGAGACTTTCGCTCTGTAGTAGCTCCCTAGTCCAAATGGGCACTCAACGATGGGGTTATTTAATAGAAGCTCACCAGGAATACTTATACTCTCCAAAAATTGGTTTTGAGTAACTGTATTATTCCAGGTAATATTCTTGACATGAAAAGGTTTCTTCAGTAAAGGCGAATACGACATTTTAAGACATTTGTCTACTCCTTTAACCTTAGGCCATTCTGTGTAGATAAAATCCGGTTCCACTACACTTCTAGTTCTTAAACTAGAATAGTAACCTTCAGTCACAGGATTTACAATTGCATTTGAAACGCCTACACCGGTATTAGTGTTAGTTTTTCCTTGCGTAAAAGTTGGTAAATTATCAAACCCCCTACTTTCAGGGTTGCTGTGAAGCACATCTTGTTCGACATGTGCTAAATTTTGCTGGTTTGCATTACCACTATCTTCATGGGAGCTTCCATATCCTTCATCTTCGTGATATACGTTGTTTTGATTATTGTTTTCGTTTTCGTTTGATATGTATGATGTGAAATTTATTACAAGAGAGTTGCAATTTCAACTGACTCTCTCGGATCTTTTTCTAAAACGGCTACAATATGTCATGAAAAATAAGATGACATAAGATTCCTTAAAATTAAAAGTATTATTTACAAATTACTGATACATAAAATATTTAGTATTGTCCATTATTGGTACATAAAATATTTTGTATTGTCCATTAAAAATTCTTCTGGATTCCTCTCATATAAATTCTTTAGATCAGTTCTTGAAAGCCACTTTCTCTCTCCATATACGCTTTCCACTAACATTTGGAATTCTAACATCAAATTATCTCTATTAGGATGCAAGTACAACTCGCGGTATATCGACTCGATCTTACCTTCCATCACTACAGATAATTCTTTCTTATTATCTACCCATGATATGGTATTAAAAAGCGTTCTAAGTGATAAAGGGCAAACAATTCGAGCTAAAACATCATGATATACGAAGTCTCTCTTTAAGAAAGAAATCTCGCTAAGCGCCTGATACGGTTGATTTACTGGAAGTTTATTAGCGTCAGTAAATTTCATTCCTATGCTTTCGAAGAAGTCACGCATAGTTAAGGCGTTCAAATCAGGTCTATTGATTGATACACCCACAACTTTATCATCTCCGTAAACATAGTCAGTTACTTGTTTATTAAAGAGGCCCACACTAGCAGTGTCTCCGGTGCATCTTCTGTACCACATGGCTGTGTAGAAACGATTGATTAAGCTATTATAAAAAGCGGTTAGGAAAGACCCTGATGGCATTGAGTGAGTCATCACGTACATTTTCCCTTTAACTAGCACGATTGAATTCTTTAAGTTTGACAATATGCAATGCAACATTTCCTTATGTTCTCCTGTATACTTGCTAATTATGACTTCGTTCAATTGATTTTGGACTGATGGTAGCATAGCCCCATCCCATTTTCCTATGTCTCCAGCAAAGATATTTCCCATTGATAGTTGTTTTGTCATCAAAGGCCAAGCAGTTATTGGATTGCAACCAATCATTATTTGATTTTGATTCCTGTGGATTAAAGTTTTCTGGACTAGGTCAGCGGTAAGAATTTTAGTCCAAACCTGTTGATGAATTGTGGAAACTCGAAAA